ATGCGACAGTCAAACAAGATGAAGCGCGCGGCAGCTGTATTAACGGCCTTGGCCCTGACAGCCTGCGCCTCTACAACCAAGCCCTCGGCTACGCCGATTAAAACGGTGGAGCGGCCGGTGATACCGCCCGTACCCGCCGTGTTGTGGGAGGTGCCGGTACGCCCCGCGCCGCCGGCATCGGGCAGTCCGGCCGAACTTTTGGAACACAGCGTGCGTTTCGGCGCATACGTCAAGACCATCGAACTGCTCAACCAAGGTTGGCGTGAGTGGGCGGGCGGTCACCAGGAGGCAGCAAAATGACCACCTACCGCGATTTGGTACAGCGTGCCTTGTCCGTCTGCCATGCAAACCTAGAAATGGGGCTGGCCCACGCCCGCGAGCAAGAACCCTTCATCCTACGCGTCTCCGCTCTGCTGGACGGACTGGGGCTGGAATACACCGTCCGCATGACGCGCGGCTTCGACGTGGTGTTCAACGTCGAATACCCGGATGATGATTTAAACGGCACGGAAGAGAGGGTGCGCCATGCCCTGACGGCGGAATTTGACGCCGAAGCGGACGGCGGCGGCCTGGTTGTTTCGCACCGCCGCGAGGCGGGCATCCAGTGTCGCGTGATATTCGGAGACATCCCGCAATGACAGGCAATACCCCCATTACGGTCGAGTATGTGTTCGGGCTGGCCATATCGTTTTTAATCGCCCTCCTGTGGTACTGGGTAAAAGGCATTTCAGACGGCCTCAAGGAGGCCCGGACGCAACGCGAAACCCTGCTGGCCGAAATCAACAAGGTCAAAATCGACTATGCCACCAAAGCCGATGCCAGGGCGGATGCCAAGCAGGTCATGGAGGCACTCGGACGGCTGGAAACCAAAGTAGACGGCCTGCGCGACCGTTTGGACAAAAAGGCAGACAAATCATGAAAGACCCAATTTTAGAGGCTTTGGCGCGGATTGAAGCCAAGCAGGACGACATCCTCAACCGTCAAAACGGCATGGAGGATGAAATCAAACAAATCCACCGTGATACGCGCGTCACGGCGGCAACGGTCGGCGGCGCGTCCGGCGCGTTGGCCAGCGGCATCGTAACGGCGGCCATAGCCCTTGCCCGCGCCAAACTGGGGCTGTAACGATGGCGCACCCGAAAGAAACCCGCGAAAAGCTGCGCAGACTGTACGTCAGCGACGGGCAGACGCTCGAAATCGCTGCAATGATGTGCGAAATCCCGACCGCCACCGCCCGTAACTGGAAGCGTATCGCCAAAGAGACCGGCGACGATTGGGACAAAGTACGCGCAGCCTATACTTTGGCCGGTGGCGGCATCGAAGACTTGAGCCGCTCGCTGCTGGCGGGTTTTTTGGTGCAATACCAATCGACGATGACGATGTTGCAGGACACGTCGGTCGAAGAGCTGATGCCGTCCGAGCGCGCCAAACTGTTGGCGAGCCTGTCCGACGCGTTTACCAAGACCGTGGCCGCAAACGCCAAAGTGATGCCGGAAACGTCAAAACTGGCGACGGCGATTGAGGTGTTGGAACTGTTTGGCGAAGTGATTAAGGAAAAATACCCGCAGCACTTGCAGGCTTATGTCGAGCTGGTCGAGCCGTTGGGTGCGGAAATCGAAAAGAAATACAGGTAAGGCATGAAGTCCAAAGAGTTTTTAAAGTCGCTTGCCGAATACGCCGCCCAACTCCGCCAAACCATCGAGGCGGAGGCGGACGGCTTTGATGCGTCGCCCTCTGCCATTGCCGGGCGTCGGGCGAAGGTTTTAGACCCTGTGCATGGATACGAATATTTCGTCAATACCTACTTCCCGCATTACGTCAGGTCGTCTGAAAAGTCGGAGCTGCATGAATTTCTGTTTTCCCGCCTGCCCGAAATCCTACAACAGCCGGAAGGCATCAACGAGGCGGATGCCGCCCCGCGCGGCGAGGCGAAATCGACGCTGGTTACGCGCTTGTTCTCGCTTTGGACGGTCATCACCGGCGCGAAAAAGTTTATCGTCATCGCGATGGACAGCATCGACCAAGCCTATCCGATGCTGGAAGCCATCAAAGCGGAATTGGAGTTTAACCCGCGTTTAAAAACCGACTTCCCCGAGATGTGCGGTCAGGGTCGGGTTTGGCAGGCAGGGACGATTGTTACCGCGTCTAACGTCAAAATCCAAGTCTTCGGCTCAGGTAAGAAGATGCGCGGCATGGTGCATGGTGCATTCCGCCCCGACCTTGCCATTCTTGACGATATCGAAAATGACGAGATGGTGCGCAACCCCGACCAGCGCGACAAACTGGAAATGTGGCTGAAACAAACCGTCTTGCCGTTGGGAGCGGTCGGCACCAAGTTTGATGTAATTTATATCGGCACGATTTTGCACTACGACAGCGTGTTGAGCCGTACGCTGAATAACCCGTTTTGGAGTACGCGGAAATTCAAGGCGATGAAACGCTGGCCCGACCGCATGGATTTATGGGACAGATGGGAGGAGCTTTACCGTAACGACGGTGCGGCAGTGGCCGAGGCGTTTTATCAGGCAAACAAGGACGAAATGGAGCGCGGCGCGCAAACAAGCTGGGCAGCACGCGGCGTACTCGCGCTGATGAAAATCCGCGCCCGCGACGGTCATGCGACGTTTGACAGCGAGTACCAAAACGATCCGGTCAGCGGCGAAGATGCGCCGTTTGCCGAAAACATCAAATACTGGTCGGAATTGCCGGACGATTTGGTGTACTACGGCGCGCTCGACCCGTCATTGGGTAAAGCGGGCGCGGGGCGCGACCCGTCAGCGATTTTGGTCGGTGGTTATCAAAAATCGACGGGGCGACTGTTCGTAACCGTTGCCCAAGTCAAAAAACGCCTGCCCGATTTGATTATCGAGGACGTGATCCGCATCCAAAAAGAGGCGCGGGTCAAGCCGGTGTTGTGGGTCGTGGAGACGGTGCAGTTTCAAGAGTTTCTCAAGGATGAGCTGATTAAGCGCGGGGCGCGTTCGGGTGTGCATATCCCCGTGCGCGGTATCAAGCCGTCTGCGGACAAGATGTTGCGGATTGAGACTTTGCAGCCGCACATGGTAAACGGACTGATTTTGCTCAACCCCGACCAAAAGACCTTAATCAGCCAGTTGCGCCATTTCCCGAAAGCCGACCATGACGACGGCCCCGATGCGCTGCATATGCTGTGGATGGCGGCCACCAGCGGCCGCGCAACGGAAAACATGAGGGCTTACGAAATCCCCGTTATGCCCTTTACCATCTAA